ACGGAGCGCTTACATCGCTCACGACTGGAGACGACAATGTTGCCATTGGCGATCAAGCGATTGGCGTTTCTACCGGAGTCAACCGGACCATTGCAATCGGCACGCAGGCCGGCCAGCAGCACACCGGGAACGACAGTGTTGCCATCGGTCACCAGGCGCTGTCGGCACCATCCTCTACCGGTCTCTACAACATCGCTATTGGTTCAGCAGCCCTAGGGTCTGCCACTACAGGCGCTTCTACGGTTGCCGTTGGCAGGAGAGCCGGCAGCGGGATCACCACCGGCAGCGGCAACACCGCCATTGGCAACGATGCCATGGTAGGGTCTGGCACTGCGATCACAGGTAGCAACAACGTTGCCGTTGGCAATTCCGCATCAGGCAACATTACCACCGGCTATCAAAACGTCTCGATTGGCGCCAGCTCGGGAAGCGTCCTAAGCACTGGCTTCAACAACGTTTTCATTGGTCGGTTTGCTGCACAGTTGAATACAACTGGTGCTGGAAACACTGCTATTGGCGAGCAGTCGCTCAGCGCAGTCACGACTGGCGATTACAACACTGCCGTTGGCACTGGAACAGTCGGCGGCGCTGCCTATACCAACACGTCGATGTTCGGCTATCAGGCGACCGTTACAGGAAGCAACCAGATTCAGCTAGGCAACGCCAGCACGACCACCTACGTCTACGGCACCGTCCAAAACCGTTCAGACGCCAGAGATAAGGCAGACATTCAAGACACGGCACTTGGCCTCGATTTCATCAACGCTCTGCGCCCGGTCGATTTCCGCTGGGACTTGCGGGACGACTATCGTTCAACACCCCCTGAACCGCCGGCAGATGATGCGACGAAAGAAGAGCGTGCTGCTCATAGCCAAGCCCTGCAAGAGTGGCGCGAGGCAAATGCCCTCGACAACCTTCAGCACGATGGCTCCAAGAAGCGTTCACGTTTTCATCACGGCTTAATCGCCCAAGAGGTGAAAGCGGCCTGTGATGCGACCGGGGTCGATTTTGGCGGCTATCAAGACCACAGCCTCAAAGGCGGCGAAGACGTTCTCTCTATTGGCTACGAGGAGCTGATTGCACCGCTGATCAAGGCCGTGCAGCAGCTCTCGGCCGAAGTTGAGCAGCTCAAACAGCAACTCGCATAAGGAACCGTGGCCGCACGCAAAACCACTGACCTCACAGCTCTCACGGCTCCCACCGCCAACACACTGGTGCCGGCGGTGGATCTCACCGAGGCGCTGCCGTCGAACCAGAACAAGAAGCTGACGCTCAGTGACCTCACCAAAGGCCTGAGCGCAGCCACCACCGGCGCGGCTGGTGTGGTGCAGCTCAGCACCAGCACCTCAAGTACCAGCACCACCTTGGCCGCGACGCCGAGCGCGGTGAAGTCGGCCTACGACGCAGCCACCACACCGGCCACCACCTCGGCCGCTGGGGTGGTGCAGCTGAGCACCTCGACGAGCTCAACCAGCACCACGCTGGCGGCCACGCCGAGCGCTGTGAAGGTGGCGTATGACCTGGCGGCAGCCGCAGGGCGCATCATTCAAGAGACTGCCAAGGCCAGCACCAGCGGCACTGCCGTGGACTTCACCGGCATTCCGAGCTGGGCGAAGCGGATCACGATCGTGCTTAATGGCGTCAGCACAAACGGAACGGCACAGCCCACAATCCAGTTGGGGACCAGTGGCGGCGTGCAATCAACTGGCTACTCCGCAAACACCACAAGCATCACGACCGGAGCAAACCTAACGACCAACTACACAAACGGCTGGCAGCTCTATTCAAGTCTGGCGGCCAACATCATCAGCGGAACGTTGACGCTGGTGCAGCAAGATCCCAGCACTGGCACGTGGGTGGGTACGGGCCTCTTCTCGGTCAACATTCCGTCTGTGGTCATTACTTCCGGCACCAAGACCCTATCTGGCACACTGGACCGTGTGCGCCTCACCACCGCCAACGGCACCGACACTTTTGACGCCGGCTCTGTGAACATCCTCTACGAAGGCTGATGGTCGTCAAATCCAAGACCGGCACCGCACGCCTCGATCACCAGCCGGGGCCGCCCAAGACCACCCGTCAAGGATTCGGCGCCCACAGCCGCCCGCGCCGCCGGGGACGTAAGCCGCTTAGAGGGCAGGGCCGGTAATGGACCGCGACACGCTCGAAAACTGGCGCAAGATCCGCGACCACATGGAGCGTGTGGGACAGACTGAGAACCACTACTACCGACGCGCTCTTGCCATCCTCGCCGGCAGGCCTGATCCCTTCGATCGTTACGATGGAAGCGTGCCCGGATCAGCCGATGGCGGACGAACCTAAGACGGTCGGCGGCGTGTTCGCTGCTTCCCTCCCGGCAGCACTCGGCGCCGGCATGTTCGCCATCGGCGCCCTGCTCATCTCCATGCAGGTGCAGTTCGCGCGCGTTGAGGCCACCGTTCAGCAGATGGCCCGCGCCGTCGAGGAGCTGAAGAACGACAGCAAGGCCGAGCTAGCACAGCTCGATCAGCGCGTTCGTGCTCTTGAGATGCGCAAGTAACCTGAGGGCATCGCCATGGACATCATGAGCCCCGAAACCGCCGCGATCATCGCCATCGTCATCGCTGCCGGCAGCGAGATCATCGCCCTGTCGCCGCTCAAGTCCAACAGCTGGCTGCAGCTGCTGCTGCAGGCTGGCCGGATGATGTTCCCCAAGCGCCGCTGAGCAATGGCCAACGCCGCCCCGATCACACTGGAACAGCTGTTCCGCTACTTCAAGGGCGCGCCGCATCAGGCCGCGGCCATCAGCCAGCTGGAGCAGGACTTGGCGGTGAACGGCTACGCCGCGGCCATGCGGCGTGATCGGGCGTGGTTCAACACCTGGAGCCAGGACGGCAAACAGGCAGACCTCAGCGCGGCGCTGAGCATGATCCAGCAGTTCGAGGGGTGCCACCTCGACGCCTACCCTGACCCGGCCAGTGGTGGTGATCCGTGGACGATCGGTTACGGCACCACCCGCTACGGCGACGGCCGGCCGGTCAAGCGCGGCGACAGGATCAACGCCGTCGAGGCCGACATGCTGCTGCGGCAGGAGGTGGATCGGATCGCTGACAAGCTGCGCGCCACGGTGCCGCACTGGGGCGAGATGGCAGACCACCAGAAGTGCGCGCTGATCAGCTTCGCCTACAACCTCGGCAGCGGGTTCTACGGCGCCAAGGGCTTCGAGACCATCAGCAAGCGACTGCGCGAGAAGGACTGGCCCGGCGTGCCTGATGCCCTGCTGCTCTACCGCAACCCTGGCACCAACGTCGAGGCCGGCCTAAAGCGGCGCCGCATCGCTGAGGGCGATCTGTGGGGCCGAGAGCGGCAGACCACCGGACCGATCGAGGCGACGTTCACGCCCGAGTCGCCGTTCAGCTTCAAGATCACGCCGCACATCACCTACGGCGAGTTCGCGCTGAACCAGGAGGGGCGGCGCTTCGATCACCAGCATCAGTGCGACACCGCGGTGAAGCTGGCGCAGTTCCTCGAGAAGGCGCGCGCACGGTTCGACGGCAAGGCGGTGATCATCACCTCCGGCTACCGGCCCGCTGCCATCAACCGGGCCGTGGGTGGCGCCAGCCAGTCGGAGCACCTCTATGACGCGCCGGGCGTCGGTGCGGTTGACTTCTTCATCGACGGCGTGGACATCAACGCAGTCCAAGACTGGTGCGACAGGCAGTGGCCCTACTCGCTGGGCTACGGCGCACCGAAAGGCTTTGTGCACCTTGGCATCCGTCAGGGCAGCCCTAGGGTGCGTTGGATTTACTGACGACCGCGTGCCTCTCCCCGACTACGAGATCCACCACCTGTGCAAGAAGCACGCGATGGTGCTGCCGTTCGATCCTGAGCTGGTGAACCCGGCCAGCATCGACGTGCTGCTGGGCGATCGGATCATGATCGAGGTGGCCGAGAGCCCCGAGCTGCAGATCCATGGCATCAGCGGCCACTCGGCAGAGGATCCCTACTGGCTGCAGCCGGGTGAGTTCTGCCTGGCGGAGACGCGCGAGATCTTCAATCTGCCGGACTTCATCGCCGCGCAGTTCGTGCTCAAGTCCAGCCGCGCCCGTGAAGGGCTGGAGCACCTGCTGGCCGGCTACTGCGATCCAGGGTGGCATGGCAGCCGGCTGACGCTGGAGCTGCAGAACGCGCGGCGGATGCACCCGATCGCGCTGTGGCCCGGAATGAAGATCGGGCAGATGGTCTTCCACAAGATGGAGGGCATCCCGGCGCGCAGCTATGCGGTCACCGGCCGCTACAACCAGGACGCGGCCGTGACGGCCAGCAAGGGCTAGCCCACCAGCGCCGCCACCTTGGCCGCGGCGGCCGCTGCAGCCTCGTCGATCAGGTGCGCATACCGCTGGGTGGTCTGCGGGCTGGCGTGGCCCAGCAGGCCGCCGATCTGCGGCAGGCTCAGCCCGGCGCTCACACCGAGGCTGGCGAAGTTGTGGCGCAGGTCATGCACCCGCAGGTTGCGGATCTCGGCCGCGGCCAGCAGGTCGTCCCACATCCGCCAGTAGCCGACCAGGTGGCTGTCATCATCGCCGGCGATCACCCAGGCGCTGTTGGACCGCTGCCGCAGCTCTCGTAGGATCTGAATGGCCGCGGGTGGTAGATGCACTTTGCGATCGTTGCCATCCTGTCCGGTCTTGTGGGCCTCGGCCGGCACCAGCAGCACCGCTGCATCGAGATCGAGCCAGTCCCATCGCGCGCACATCACCTCCCGCACGCGGCAGCCGGTGACCAGCAGCAGCCGAATCAGCTGCGCAAACCGCCACCGCACACCGGCCTCGGCGAACGTGTCCAATGCGGCCAGCAGCCGCTTGAGCTCCTCCCTGGTCAGGTATCGCCGGCGCTTGCGTTCGCTGTTGGCATTGAGCCGCACGCAAGGGTTGGAACCGGCGGGCCGCAGCTCCCACAGCTCGGCCAGATTCATCGCCTTACTGAGCACCTCCAGGCAGCGATTGGCGCGCACCGGCCGCTCGAGGCTGGCGCGGTGGAACCAGTCGGCTACCTGCCGCTGCTGGAGCTCTGACACCTTCAAGGCGCCAAACTCGGGCAGCAGGTGGCGGCGCCAGATCAGCTCGTTGTTCACCACGCTGCCAGGCCTCAGCTTGCGCCAATGCTCGCGCTTGATGCGCTCCAGCAGCTGGGCAACGGTCGGCGCTCTGCGGCGCTCCTGGCGGGCGCTGGTGGGTGCCTGGCCGGTGGCCACAGCCGCCAGGATCTTGTGGGCCTGCTCGCGCGCGGTGGTGACGTTCACCGAGTCGGCCCGGCCGATGCGGTGGTGCTGCTGCTTGCCGCTCGGCTCCCGATAGCGCAGGTACCAGGTGCGCACGCCGGACGGCAGCACCATCAAACCCAGGCCCGGCACCTTTCGATCGGCGATCCACTGCTTTGCCATTCGCGCACCTTTCGCGCAAAAACCCCAGAACGGCCGGGATCTTGCGCGAACGACCGGGAACGGGTCAAGCGGGAAATCATTGAGCGCGCAGAGGTTTAGGGAAGCAGCGTGAACCTTCAGGAGCCGCAGCAGTGAGGCTCATAACCTGAAGGTCACAGGTTCAAATCCTGTCCCCGCAACCAGATTCGCCCGCTAGGTCAATGACTTAGCGGGCGCTTTCGTTATGAGGCCACGGCCGTTCGCGCACTATTCGCGCAGACTGCGCCATCGGGTGCTTCAGCTCCGCCATGCGCAGGCGGTGGATCCGGCCCGGCGCCTCTGCTGGGTCATCAAGCGGGACCAGGGTGAAGTCGTCGCACCCGTGCGTCTCGGCGAAATGCTGGGCAGCGATGTGGGTCGGGAATGGCCCGACGTGCCACGGTCCGATGCGGAGGATGTAGGTCATGGGGGGATGGTAGGAGGGCCGCCGGAGCGGCCCGGTAGGGCTCAGCGCCCGAGGCACCGGCTTGCGTGCTGCTCAGAGACCCAGCCGCCTTCCTCTCCGGGGTTGGGCACCGCTGCTGTGGGCAGCTGGCGCACCCAGACCATACCGGGCTGGGGCTCACGGTGACCTTCGATCACCTGCGCCCACATCACGGCACCCGGAAACCAAGTTGCCATGTGCGGCATGTCCACCCAGACCTTCTGGCCGATGTGGAGAGCCTCGCCGGCTTGATCGAGAAGTTGAACCATGGCGTCCTCCGCCTGAACTGAAAGAACTATACACCGCCCACAGGGCATCCTGCCCCGGATGCGGGGCACCTTTGCAAACTGTCACACGGGGCGCACCCGTCGCACCCGCTACCGTTGGCCAAGCCGGGCCGCTCCTATGCGGGCTTACATCGTGGAGATCAGCGCCAAGCTGATCATCCGCTCCGACACCGACCCCGAGGAGCTGCCCGCAGACATCTACAGCCAGATCGCTGAGTTCATCCGCAACGACGACGACCTCCTGGACCTCGAAGTCCACGCCGTTCCCCTGCCAGCCGACCTCAGTGGATCAGCACCACATTGACGAGACCCGCCTGGTCACACGCCGCTCCGCGCGCGATCAGATCCACCTCGCCTGGAACTACGAGTGTGCCTACTGCGGCGATCCGCTCGGCCGCAGTCCAACCCTCGACCACGTCATCCCCAAGGTGCACGGCGGCCTGACCGTGCGCGAGAACCTCGTCAGCTGTTGCCTCATGTGCAACAGCCAGAAGGGCCACAAGCCATGGATCGACTGGTATCGCGCCCAGCCGTTCTGGTTCGCTGTTCGCGAATGGGCAATCGCGCGCTGGGTCGCCGGTGAGGGTTAGCTATCGCGCCAGCAGGTGGGTCAGGTACAGCTCCGCCTGCCACAGGTCCGAGCTGTACCGGCAGTAACCGCTCGCGCAGCTCCTGTAGTACAGCTCGCCGCCACCAGCAGGCTCGAGCGTCTCGATGTAGCCGCCGCCGCGATCGAGCCTGCTGATCACTTCAGGCTCGCTCATCGCACCGCCTCGAACATCTCGCATCGTGGCGCGAACCGGCCGCCGCTGCGCCGGCACTCTGGGATGCCCAGCTCGCAGCAGTTGCACCTCGGATCCCATTGGATGCAGTCCCAGCACATCCGCTGACTGTCGGCTGGCCGGATGCTGGCCACCGCCTCCTGGTAGATCACCTGCGCACGTTGCAGCGCCTCATAGAGCTTCGAGGTGCTGGTGTCGGCCTCAAGCTGGTATTCAGGCTTCGGCCCAAGCACCACATGCGCGTGCCAAGTGCGGCTGGAGCGGCTGCACACCAGCAGCAGGCGGCCGGCGTGCAGGCTGATCATTCCTCCTCCCCGTAGGCGGGCTGGTGGTACAACCGCTCAAGCTGCATTGAAAGCGGCTCGACCTCGCCGTTGGTGACGTGCGCCGCCACCGGATCGCGCGGATCACTGGCGACAAACACCGACGGCCAGGCGTGCTCCTTCACCACCACCAAGCTGGTGCGCGGGCTGCGGCACAGGATCCACAGCGCCAGCCGCTCGATCAGATTCAGCCCTGCGAGGTAGAACATGGCTCCAGTTTGGCGAGAAGTCGGCGGAGATACCACAGGGCTTTGGCGAGTGACTCACCGCCGCCTTTGTGGCGCTCGCGCCAGGTGTACTTGATCACGTTGCCTTTGCAGTAGCCGCGGAACTCCTCAGGCGTCAGAGCAGCCTCTATTGCTTCGATGCACTCGATGCTGCCCTGTTTGTAGTGGTCTGGGTTGATCGGGTCAGTCATCCATCCAGCTCCAGGCTTTGTTGCTTGCAATTCGGCAGGCGTGACGGCTGCTGATGCCGAACCTGATCGCCAGCCGGCCGTAGCTCCAGCCTTCACGACGGAGCCGGCGCAGCTCACGCACCATCTCAGGTGTCAACACTGCCGACTTGTTCTTCGCGCCTTTCTCAAACTGCGGCGGCTGATGGGCGACGATCTTCTTCGCCTCCAACAGCATCGGGTCATCGGCTGGCACGAACTCAGCCAGCCGCTCCACCAGTGCGGCGCAGACTCCCTTGTAGTTCACCGCCAACGCTCCCCGAGCAGCTGCTGGCGGCACACCTCGATCGCCTGCTGCGCCTGCTTCTGCGTCATCACCGAGCCGGTGGCATCCATCGCGGCGCACACCCGATCAAGCAGTTCCGGGTAGTAGGTGTCGCGGAAGTTGGCGGCCATCTCGAGCGCAAACTCCTCCCACAAGCCGGTGTAGGTGCAGCAGGTGCGGCCGCTGCGTTGGTAGAGCGCCTCCATCATGTCGGCGCGCTGCTGGTCGATCCTGATGCGGTGGTTCATGGGTCAATCAACTGGCGAAGCTGGAGCAGCTCAGCGCACATCTGCTCCCGGTTGCGGATGCCGCAAATGCCACGCAGCTGGTCGATGCGAACATCAATCAAGCTGCGCAGGCGCTGGCGTTCATCCTGCTGGCCTTGACGGTAGGTGCCGCTGTCGGTGATCAGCGCTTCCAGCTTGGCGCGGATGTCAGTCACGCCGCCTCCACGTCAGCACCCGGCCAGCGGTTCTGCGCGTAGCGAATCGCGTGCCGTTTGGTCTCCGCGCGTGTGATCCACGTAAGCGGCCTGGCGCCGGTCGGGTAGACGATCAGCTTGTATTCGCGAGTGCGGCTGCCGGGCTTCGGCCGGCTGATGCCATCGCCCAGCTTCGCTGGTGATGGATCCTCTGCCCAAATGAAGGGCAGCATCGCTCCAGTGATCTCAGGCATGAATGGATGGGTCGGTGACGGTTTCAGGGTTGAGCCATTCGATCTGGTCCCACCACGGCAGCCATTCGCTTGCGGCCTTGTGCTTGGCCTCGGTGAAGCTGTGAGCCGTGATGCACTCGATGATGTTGGCGGACTTGATCTGGAAGTAGAAGCGGCGTGGGCGGGTCACTTGCGCACCTCCAGCTGCGTGCCGCTGTGGGTCATGCCGGGCTGGTTGCTGGCATCGAGGCCGATCATCGCGAACACGGCCGCGGCGATCAGGAAGCAGATGGTGTTGTTGATGCGGTTGATCATGGTGCGAGCGCCCGGCGGACGCGGTGACGGGTGATGTTGAGGCGGGTGGCGATCTGCAGCTGGCTGAGACCAGTGCGGCGCAGGATGCGAACGCGGCGATCGTCAGAGGCGGTGAGCCAGTCGATCACTGCGACCACAACCAGCAGCGGCAGGAGCAGCTTCCAGATCACCAGAAGGGTGGTGGTGAGCATGACGCGGTGCGGTTGCCTGCAAATCATCCCCCGCCCACGGGGCACCTGCCATCCCGCTGTGACAGTTCTTCACACGGCCTCTTTGCCCACCGCCAGGTCCACCGGCACACGCAGCACCGGCACTGACTTCCCCGTCCCGCGTGTCCAGCCGATCACCGCCACGCTCACCGGCAGCTCGACCGTGTACCACGTGTGCCGGCACTTCAGGCACCTCCGCTGACGGGTCACCCTGCCGGCCTCCTTGCCGTTGGTCGTGATCGTCCTGATTTCGCCGCTGGTGCACCGCGGACACTCCATCGGTATAATTCCAAGGTACCCCGCCATTATGGCACCATGCGGTTCGGCGAGTGGATGGCGGTGGAGCTCACCACCGAGCAGCAGTTCACCATCGAAAAACAAGCCCGCGCCCTGCTCGAAAGCAAGGACGCGGGCGTTCTGGCGGCTGCTCTCCTCAAGCAGGCCTGCTACCAGCAGCAGCTGCTGCAGCAGGCCGTCAACGAGATCGCTCGCCTCGAATGCGAGCTGATGAACTCCTAGAACAGATCCACATCCAGCACTTCCCCATCCACCGCCTGGGCCAGGCTCTGCGCGGCGCTCTGCGCGCTCACAGGCGGCACCCAGTCGCGCGGCGGTTGCGCCACTGCGCTCACATACGCCAGACCCTTGCTGCTGGTCTTCTTCCAGCCGCTGATCGGCACCTGCACGCTGCCGTACTGGTCCGGCGTCTGGCTCATCACGAACGCGCAGAACGCGTCCAGCTCCTCCACCTTCACGTTCATCATTCCGGTGAAGTCCACCTTGCTGTCAGGCTTGGTGCTCTTGAAGATCGACAGGTTCAGCTTGAAGGTCATCGGTTGGGTTGCGAAGGGTTGTTAGGCAGGCCGCGCAGGTTGCGCTGTTCGTAGGCTTCGACCTCCACCACTGGGTAGAGAACTCGGCCGCCGATCTTCACAAACCGCGGGCCACGGTTCTGGCTGCTGCGCCAGTTGTCGAGCGTGCTGAGCGAGACGATGTTCCGCCATCGCGCAGCCAGCTCGCGCGGTGTCAGGTATCCAGACTCAGAAGATCTCGTCATCAGCAGGCTCCTCCACAGGTGTGATCACCACCGGCGGTGGGTTGGCGATCTGTTGGTTCAGGGTTTCCAGGCTCGCCTTCGGCTGCTGAGGCTCGGCAGCGCGCACCGTCACCGGCTCCACGTCCACCACTTCCTCTTCGGTCTGGATGCCAACCAGCAGCTCGGGGATGTACAGCCGGCCCCAGAAGGCCGCGGCCCGGTAGCGGATCATCAGCTCGGGCATCGTCTGCCACTTGCTGCCGCTCTTGGTGGCCCAGCCTTCCTTCTTCGCCATCGCCATGCTCACGGTCGGTCCTTTCAGATCGTTGCCGGTGGCCAGCTCGGTGGCCACGCAGTAGCAGGCCAGTCCGTCGCCGGTGCCGGTCATCTCGTAGCGCAGCGGGCTGAACCGGCCGCAGCCGTTGACCAAGCCGATGATGAACTGGCTGCTCCAGCTGGGGCGGCCGTGGATGATGTGGAGGTTCTGCATCACCTGGAACGGACTCATCCGCATCCGGTGCGAGATCTCCAGCGCCACCAGGCAGTTGGCGAACCCCTGCTGCCCTTGGAACTGCGGTGGAATCAGCGTCGAGCTGGCGAGTGCCTTGGCGATGCGCTGCGCATCCTCGAACGCCTGGATGCCCGAGAACACGCTGCCCTGCGTGGTGGTCAGTGCTGTGGATTGTTCGGTCATGACTTGAGAGCCATCAGGATAAAGAATGAACCGGCCGCCGCTATCGCCAGCGACGCGTCGGTGATGTGCTGCAGGAAGATCGCGCCGCACCAGGTGGTGATCGCGATCACGATGAGGTTGGCGATCTGATCCATCAGAAGGCCTCGATCTCGGCTGGCGCTGCCGGCACCGAGCCATCAGGCCGCGGCCGCATCCAGGGCGGCAGGTCGAGCACCTCGATCTGGTTCGAGTACCCCGGCCATTCGTTCGACTCGCGGCACAGCGCCAGCCGGGCCAGATCACCCTCGGCCGTGATCGCGCCGGTGGCCACCATCTCCACGCTCGCGGCATAGACCGCCACCGCGTGCGGTGGTTTCTTCTCCACGCAGATGAAGATGAACTGCTCGGGCCGGCGGCCGGTGGCGCGTTCGAGTCCGTCGAGATACCAGGCCGCCTGGACGTGGTAGCGGAAGTTGGCCACCGACTTTCGGAACCCCGCAGGGCTCGCATCCTCGGTGGTCTTCAGATCGACGATCAGCTGGCCGTCGCGCGTCATCCAATCCGGCCGGCACTTGCACTCCAGCCCCGTCGCATCATCCGTCCACAGGTAGGTCTGCTCGGCCAGGCCGGGACGCTGCAGCAGGAACGCCGCAGCAGGGTGCGCATAGATCGCCTGACCCATCCGCATCACCAGATCGGCGTCGGCCTTGCTCAGCACCGTGCGGTTGCTGCTGGCCACAGAGAACGCCTCCCATTCGGCTTTCCCTTGCTTGGTGCGCCGGTCGATGCCTTCAGGGCAGGTGACGTAGCGCTGGTCCCAGGTGTCGAGCTCGAGCACGTGGGTGTGCACGGCTGAGCCGATCACCATCGCAGGCGTTGCCTCGCGTGGCTGGCGGTTGGGGTCCAGGTACGCCGCCCAGTAATGCAACGGGCTGCGTGCCACCTGGTCGAGGTGGCTCTTCGATACCGCGCTGTGGCGGTGGTAGTCGGCGATCTCCATAGGCAGGCCGCAGTGAATGCTCCCAGAACTTACCACGATTTCCCGGCTTCTCATCCCTTCCCCCAGTAGTTCTAAGTATTTCCTGCCCTGCCGGCTAGCATCGGGCCGCTCACCTTGGTATTGCTTCCCGGCAGCTCAGGTCAAGTCCCATGAGTCTCACGCTTCGTGACTATCAGGCCCGCGCAATACACGATCTGCGCACGGCTTACCGCTCAGGCGCGCGCGCGCCGTTGCTGGTGCTGCCCACTGGCGGTGGCAAGACAATCGTGTTCGCCGCCATCACTGCTGGCGCCGTCGAGCGTGGTCGTCGCGTGCTGATCCTGGTGCATCGGCGTGAGCTGATCCGCCAAGCGAGCGCAAAGCTCACCTGGGCCGGCGTCAAGCATGGCGTCATCGCCGCTGGCTTCGAGCCGTCGGATCACCCGGTGCAAGTCGCGTCGGTGCAGACACTCGCCCGCCGCCTCAAGCTGCAGACCTGGCAGCCCGATCTCGTCGTTGTTGACGAAGCGCACCACGCCGTCGCCGGCACGTGGTCGCAGATCCTCGACCACTGGCCCCATGCTCTTCGCCTTGGCGTCACCGCTACCCCGGTGCGCCGTGACGGCCGCGGCCTTGGTGCAATGTTTAATCGCCTTGTGCTCGGTCCCTCGATGCAGGATCTGGCTGCACAAGGCTTCCTCACAAGGGCGCGAATCTACGCGCCCCAAATCAGATTCCAAGAGGCGAATCTGCGAGTCCGATCAGGCGATTACGCGCCAGAGCAAGCCGCAGCCGAGCTGGACAAGCCATCCATCACCGGCGACGCGATTGAGCATTATCAACGCCTTGGCCGCGGCTGCGGCGCGATCGCCTTCTGCTGCACCACCGCTCACGCTGAGCACGTCGCCGCACAATTCCGCGCCAGCGGCATCACGTCGCAGACCGTACTTGGTACTACTTCCGTTCAGGATCGTGAACTTGCGATCAACAATCTCGCAACTGGCGCGTTACAGGTTCTTGTGTCGGTGGACGTGATCAGCGAAGGCACCGACGTGCCATCCGTCGGCTGCGCCATCCTGCTGCGTCCCACCCAGTCGGAGGGGCTCTACCTGCAGCAGGTCGGCCGGGTGCTGCGGCCCGCACCCGGCAAGGATCACGCGCTGATCCTCGACCACGTGGGCAACGTCCACCGCCATGGCTTCCCGGACGATGTACGGACATGGTCGCTGGATGATGCCCGGCGACGCACCGGCAAGGGCGGCCCGCCGGCTCCAGCAGTGCGCACATGCGAGAGCTGCTTCGCTGCGTTCAAGCCGCAACCCGTCTGCCCGTGCTGTGGTGCCGAATGCGCCCCAGAGCCACGCCGTGCCCTGAAGGAGGTGGCCGGCGAGCTGCAGGAGCTCAAGCGCGAGGGCATCCGCCAGCGCGTCGCCGAACGGAAGAAGGCCCGCACCCTCACCGACCTCATCCAGGTCGGCATCGCCCGCGGCATGAAGAACCCCGCCGGCTGGGCACGCCACGTCTACTTTGCCCGGCAGAACGGATCGCGGTCCTGATGAGAGTTCTAGTCGCCTGCGAATACAGCGGCCGGGTCCGCGATGCGTTCAGGCGCCGCGGCCACGACGCATGGAGCTGTGACCTGCTCGAATGCGAGGCCGACCCTCGCTGGCACTATCAGGCGCCGGTCGAGGAGGTGCTGGCCAAGGGCTGGGATCTGATGATCGCTCACCCGCCATGCACTCATCTGGCGGTCAGTGGCTCGCGCCATTTCCACCGCAAGGCGCGCGAACAGGCCGAGGCGCTCGATTTCGTGCGGTTGCTGATGGATGCGCCGATCCCCCGCTGGTGCATTGAGAACCCCATCAGCGTGATCAGCTCCGCCATCAGGCCGGCAGATCAGGTGATTCAGCCATGGCAGTTCGGCCACGGCGAAACGAAGGCCACATGCCTCTGGCTGCAGAACCTGCCGCGCCTCAAGTCCACCGATGTCGTAGAAGGTCGCGAGCCACGGGTCCACATGATGCCGCCCGGCCCCAACCGCTGGAAGGAGCGCAGCCGCACCTTCGAGGGCATCGCCGAGGCCATGGGCGATCAATGGGGCGCCCGTCAGCTGCCTGCCATCATGCGCCAACTGGCTCTGCTCTGATGGCCAACGCCGAAACCGACCTGCAGCAGCGCATCAGGCTCGCGCTCGGCACCGATCCGCAAACCAGACTGTTCCGCAACCAGTGCGGCGCCTTGCCCGATCCCCGCACCGGCCGGCTGGTCACCTTCGGCCTCGCACGCGGCTCTGCTGATCTGATCGGCTGGCGCACCATCGTGGTCACCCCCGACATGGTGGGCACCACCCTGGCCGTGTTCACGTCCATCGAGATCAAGACCCCCACGGGCCGCCTCACGCCGCAGCAGCGCAGCTGGCGCGATGCCGTCCACCTCGCCGGTGGCATCGCCGGCGTTGCTCGATCGGTGGGTGACGCTCTGCAAATCGTCACAGCCACCTGCCAACCTCGCTAACCTTCGCCCAACATCTGCAGCGCATGAGCCACATGAATGACTCTCCTCGATCAGCTCGCTGCACTCCCTGACTCCTGGGCGCTCGTCGCCGTCGGTCACGACAAGCGCCCCTACCAGCCCGAATGGCAGAAGCACCCCATCAGCCGCGCCGATCTCACAGCTGAGATCCAGGCCGGCCGCGCTGTCGCGATCGGTGTCATCGCCGGCCCGCAGTCCGGTGGCCTCCTGTTCGTTGATCACGACGGCCTCGGTGCTTCCGAGGTGCTCGAGCAGCTCGGCGCACCACTGCGCGATCTCCCCAAGTCCTGGGCCGTCACCTCCGGCCGTGACGGGCGCCTCCAGATCATCTACCAGGTGCCCGAACCCTTCTGGGGCACCATCAAGACCACCAAGCTGCGATCCTCCATCAAGGGCGAGCAGCTCGAACTTCGCTGGGCTGGCTGCCAGTCCGTCGTCGCAGGCGCGCACCCCATCACAGGCGCCTACCGCTGGCTCAAAGGCCGCGGCCCCGGCAGCCTCCCACTAGCCGAGGCGCCTTCGCTGCTGCTCCAGCAGATGCAGCGCCAGCAGCCTGAGCCTGCACCCCTGCTGCGCCTCCCAGACACCGACGCCAGCCGCGCACGGGACTACCTCGCATCCATCCCATCCGCCGAGGCCGACGACTACGACCGTTGGGTTCAGGTCGGCATGGCACTCCACAGCGTCGGCCATGACAGCCTCTTGGCCGACTGGATCGAATGGTCGGCGATCTCCGGCAAGTTCGAGCCTGGTGCCTGCGAAGCCAAGTGGGCCACCTTCAACGGCCACGGCGTCACCCTCGGCACCCTCGCCCACCTTGCCGGCCATCAGAAGGCGTCACGGCCTACCCCAGCCCCGCCCAAGCGCCAGGCCGCGCAGGCGGATCCCACCGTCACCCCGTCGCAGGGAAAGCTCCTCAAGCTCGAATCCAACGAGCTGCTCCAGCTGCTGCGCCAGCAGATGGCCGATCGCCTGCGCTGGAACACCTTCACCCAAGCCATCGAGCTCGACCAGAAGCCCATCGAGCACATCGAGCACTTCTACCTGAAGCTCGCTCAGGATGGCGTCAAGGTCACCAAGGAGCTCGCCGCCGACGCTGTGCACGTCGTCGCCGTCGAGAACCCCTACGACCCCGTGCGCGAATACCTCGAGCACGTCGCAGACAACGTGCCACCCGTGCCGATCGACCACCTCGCCACCGCATACCTGCGGCCCGGCGATCAGCCCGGCAGCCTCTACGACGCGATGCTCAAGGCCACCCTGATCGCTGCCGTCCGTCGCATCTTCGAGCCCGGCTGCAAGCACGATTCCGCCTGCGTCCTGATGGGACCGCAGGGCTGCGGCAAGTCCACCTTCTGGCGCAACCTCGGCGGCCTCTGGTTCTCCGATGCCCTGCGCGACATCGGCTCGAAGGATGACCTGATGGTGCTCCACCGCTCTTGGCTGATGGAGTGGGCCGAGCTCGACCACATCACCGGCCGCAAGCACGCAGGTCAGGTGAAGGCGTTCCTCACGCAGCAGACCGACATGTTCCGCGCGCCCTACCAGCGCACCACCGAGTCGTTCCCGCGGCGATCCATCATCGTCGGCAGCACCAACCGGGACACCGGCTTCCTGGTTGACGACACCGGCAACCGCCGCTTCTGGGTCATCCCCGTGACCACCGCGCCGCACATCCCCGTCGATGGCCTGCTGCTGGAGCGCGACGCCATCTGGTCCGCAGCTGTCGCCGCATACCGGGCAGGCGAGCCCAACCACCTCGGCGCCCAGCACTCCCAGCAGGTGGATCAGGAGAACCAGTCCTACCTGGTGGACAGCCCGTGGAAGGCGGCGATCCAGGAGTGGCTCGGCGCCCCGCGCAATACCGGCCGACCCATCACCAGCGAGCTACTTCTGACCGAGGCGATCAGCAAGCCGGTCGAGCGCCAAGGCCGCGCGGACCAGATGCAGGTTGCGTCCATCATGAGAGACCTGGGATACGAAAAGAAGCGCGCATGGTTGGAAGGTCGGAATAAATGGGTGTTTGTCCAACCTCCCGGATGAGGTTGGAAGGCAAAAATCCCTGTTACTTCAAGGGGTCTCCTATCCTCTCCAACCTTCTAACCTTAGTAGTATTCTATAGAATAGAGAGAGGGTGCAGGGAAAAAGGAGCTATAGGGGCAACGTTGGCGTGGTTGGAAGGTTGACAGGAGCCCTTACCGCCATTTCGATCGACCACCACCGGCTCGCGCCCTACCCTTGGCGCATGGCCACCGTCCGCATCGACCTCGACTCAGGAGCCCTTCAGAGGCTCGACAGCCGCGTGCGGCTGCTCACAGACCAGAACCTGCGCTTCGCCGCCGCCAAGGCGCTCACAGGCGCCGCTCAGGCTGCACAGGCTGCGCTGAAGCAGGCCACCCCCCGCTACATCGACCAGCCCACCCGCTGGACCCTCAACGGCACCTACGTGCGCTTCGCCAAGGCCAACGACCTCACCGCCGAGGTGGGCTTCAAGTCCAATGCCCAAGGCCGCGGCAACCCCGCCGGCCGCTACCTGAGCCCGATCGTCAAGGGCACCACCCCCCTGCTCAAGGCCGCTGACCTCGCGGCCACCAAGATCGCCCGCGAGACACGCGGCGCCGTGCTGGTGCCAGCCAAGGGCTCGGGCCTGCTGAACAGCGCCGGCAACGTGCCGCTCAGCAAGTACGCCACCATCCTCAGCGGCGCACGCCAGGGCGGCGGGCAATACTTCATCGGCCCGGTCAAGCGGGGCAGCAGCGTCAAGGCCGTGTTCGAGCGGAAGGAGGGCTTCCTCGGTCGCACCTCCACGCTGGAGAGCACCACGCGCCGGCTGTTCACCATCGACCCCAACCCGAAGCAGCGGCGCCAGCAGTTCCCCGTGCCTCAGGTGCTGCGCCAGGGCTTCGAGCAGGCATGGCCCGCGCAGGTGCGGGCCTCAGTGCAGGCCGAGCTGGTCAGGCGCTTGGGGGGCCGGTGACCCCCCCTACCCCCCCCAAGGGTCGCGGGTCCTCCCTGGGCCCTCAGCCGCGGGTGTTTCGCGAC